AGTAAGACCATCAGGGAATGGTGGAGTTACTATTTCCTCGCCACCCTAAGGCAAGGATATGAAAGACGTGTTTAGACACCCTATAGGTCTTGGTTTGAGGGGTGTTACGACTTGTTAAGGAATGTGTTGGTTCCTTAACCTTCTGACTTATTTAGTATACTACGGTTTTCCGTCCCTGTCAACTCCTATTTTGAGAGTGTTTTGAGGTGGTGCTCCGAAGACCCATCTATCATACAGGTCTTTAAAAATTCCGTCAAGACCTAGTATCTATATTCCTCAATCCTATTCAAGACTCGATTGAGGTACTTGTGTGCCAAATCCTTGTCACCTTGCCATACAGTCTTCGGTTCTTCATCAACTTCAATCTTGAGTTTAAGAACATGACAAACCAGTTCATCCTTGTTTAATTGATTCTTTGGCATATAATAAAAAAACTCTACTCAGTATATAGAGTAGAGTTAAAAAGTCAAGAGGGAACGTGTGTTGGGATCATCATACCACCACCTGGTCCATCATTATCATCATCAACATCAATATCAGATAAAACTGCATTAATAACAAAAAGCATTACCAGAGTCGATGCGAATACTAACATTTACCATACTCCTGGAATAAGTTGACCTGTTGCTGCATAACTACCCATTGCTGCAATGACTCCGATCATTGCTGCCCATCCATTAATACGTTCTGCGTTTTCGTTCATTGTTCTTGCTCCTGTGTTTTGTTGTAAATAATGACTCTACCATTTTCATGAGTGAATACTAATTCATCATCATGTGCCCAGCAGAGTTCTTCGTATAGGGCATTTAGTCTCTCCATATCATCATAGAGTTGATTTGGATTAGGCATTTGCTACTGATTCATATGGATGTTGAGGTTTGTGATCTCTATCCATAGGTTTAGAAGACTCAAAGGGATCTCTGGTGAGATTTTTAATAACAATGAATGCTTCTTTGTTGTACTTACGAGTACCGATAGGTGATTGCCATTTTTTGTTATAGACTTCACCGACATCAATACCAGAAACTTGAGTTCCTGCCATTTCAACTACGATGTTATCACCTTCTTCCCACCCATATTTTTGGGCAAGAGAAGAAACTTGTTCATAAACAGATGGATCATCCATTACTCGATCTTCTGGTTCAAGACTTCCGTGCATCAGTATAGGTTCTCTTCTTGTTCAGTTTCAATTATAACATCAGAAGTTGGATATGCAACACAAGTGAGCACAAATCCTTCTTCAATTTGATCGTCATCCAAGAATGATTGATCACTTTGATCTACTGTACCCGATACAATCTTACCTGCACAAGATGAGCAGGCTCCTGCACGGCAAGAGTAGTTCATATCAATACCACCTTCCTCGGCAGCATCAAGAAGATATTGGTCATCCTGACAGGTGATAGTTGTTTCTGTACCGTCAGGAGTACGGAAGGTAACGTTAAAGTCCATTAGTAAGTTTCAGATAATTGTTCTACGGAATATGCCAACAACACAAGGAAGGCAATACTAGTCATTGTAAACAAGATTTGATACATTGTCAAGTACTCAGAAACCAAAGAGTCCGAAAAAGAAAACACTACCAGTCGTAGCATAAGAAACCAGGGCAGCAGCAAATCCAATCATTGCAGTGCGACCATTGAGTTTCTCTGCCTTTTCTGCATATGTCTCAAGACCATAGCTCTGTGCGTCGGTTTCTGAGATATACATTCTAGGTTCTGTGGCATACATGTTTGTACGTCCACCATCCTCAGTTGTAACAGTCATTTGAGTTTTGTGAAGAAACATTACAGTATTATATAGCAAATCTAAAGTCTTGTCAAGGACAGTCAGTATCATTCGTCACTTTTTTGCTCTGGTGGTAACCGATTAAAGTATGGATCATAGTCAAATAAAGAGTTCCAATCTTCTACTTGATTTGCCTGTGTCTTCCAAAAATTCCAAAGACCTTCATAACTTGACTTATGAAAAACATCGATATGTTCTTTATGAATCGAAGAACCTAACTCAAGTTTATATAAAAACAAAGGAATAGAAAAAGTATTTCCAGAATTATAAATCAAGTCATCGGCAACCGCTCTTGGTTTAACTCCATTATCAATCTTATACTTATCTCCTCTTACATGAAGGTCAATTAGTTTTTGTGCATGACGACGAGTAATTAAATAACATGCAGTTGAGAAATCATTCACAAATCTCTTATGCATTCTCAAATGAATTGTTGCCGTATTAATCACAGCAAGTTGAATTACATCATAATCATAAGGAATTTTTGCAAAGAAATTTTTCCATTCAAAAGGCCAATACGATGCGGTAGAGATATCACAATCATCTTCCATCACTAAGGCACACGGAGCATCTGTCTTAAGAAACTCCACCATTGCTTTCAAATGAGACGTGGTGCATCCAACCTCACCAGAAGACATCATATCAGGGTATCTTCCTTTAAGAATGTCTCCGAGGTCTCTATCGTCCCTACCATCGTATGCAGAGATGCGAGTATAATTCTCAATCTCCCAATACTTAAACTGCTCTTCCATATATTCTTTTCTCTCTGGTTGCTCATCCAGATTTAGATAATATATGTGAGGAAGTCTTTTAAGTTTATAGAGTGCCTTATTCTTATCCATTATAAAATCTTCCAATCATCGGGATATAAGTCTTTTGTATCTAGGTGAGAATTATTTGAACCAAACCATTTTTTAGGTGCGATTACATTTCCTCTATTTGCCAACCATGCTCCCCACCAAGAGAAAGTGGAATTGGCAATAATAAAATCACTACACTGAGTCATTAAGTAAAGATCATGATATGGTCCTGTAGATTCGGAAACAATAAATCTATCAGAAAAAAATAAATCTTGCGACATACACCATTTAGGGTCATCACTAAAAATAACAACCTGCCTGTCGAAATCAAATTCACTCAAAGCATTTTCATAATACTCAAGACTTTGATTATAATGATTTCCAGAATTGATTAAAAAATCACCTCGACGTATATGAAGTGCAATAGGATCATCAAATATATCCTTTATAATATTTTCACAATCCTCAACTATTTCATCTTTAAAAGTAAAATCTTTTCTAATCTCTTTTTCAATATGCTTAAAGTATTTTTCAGATTGAAAGAATCCCCACAAAGAAACATTATCGGGACAACTATTAACAAAATTTTCACTGTAGTTAAATGAAGGTTCTTGCAAATATTGATCCGTTTCTATTTTTTGAATATTAACATTTAAATTGAAAACATCAAATAATTCAGTTCTCAATTTATTACCTAAAGCATCTGTAACAACACTATTTTTAGGAATACAATATTGATATCCATGCTTGCCAGCAATACCTTTTAAAGATGCATACTGAAACATTTGATTTCCCAGCTGACCCAAATTTCCTAGATGATTAAATCCTATCATTTTTAAATTTCATATACAGCACCATGTTGATATTTAAATCCATGAACAGGTTGGATATTTTTTTGAGGCATAAACAGATTAACTCCCAAAAATTTTATTGGAGCATCTCCCCATCTTTTTGTATAGATGCCTCCATGACAATCTATCTTTTCATAAAATTTCATATATTCACTATCAACAAACCAATTAACTTTGCCCAATTCCCAGTTGGTATAAAACATCATCCTATCAGGAATTTTATTTTGATAAAGAGAATTTACAAAATCCCACAATCCTTCAACTACCTTCTCATTATCCTTTTGAACAGCAGGAGCAACATATCCATACCAACAATCATTTTTTCTTGCCCATTCAAATATATCATAATTTAATGGAGTATGTATAAAAGAATCAGTGTCAATCCTAATGTAATAATCATATTTCAATATGAGAGGATTCTTATATATTTCACCAGAAAACATACGACACATATGCCTATACCCCATAGAAAATCCAGGATGCCCCCATTCTACAGGACCATTTCCATGAGTAGGATGTGGATAAAATTTTGGAATTTGATCTAAAATTTCTTTAGAGTAATTGGGAACTTTAAATTCTATAGTTTGATAATTTATCTTTAAATTAGTATTGACTTTAGATTTAAATTCTTCAAAAGATTCTTCAACAAAGACAATTACATCAGTGTTTGTTGTAAATGCAAGGAGATTTTTTTCTAATAAGTAAAGAGACTTGTTAAAATCGTCAACATCTTGGTCAGATGATCTAACAAGATAAATTATACAATTCATATCATTTGCCATTGTTCATATGGAATCATATTAATACTGTGACATCCAACAAAGGATTCTGGATATAAAACTTTATTATTTGGTTGATCAATATCTAAAAAGGCAGACCAAAAACTAAAAGTAGATACATGTAAAATATGGTATTCACATTCTACCATCATTTTTAAAGATTGGAAAGCGTTTTTTCTGACGAGAGAAAACTCATGAGAAAACTTACTTTCAAACCATTTTATTTTTTCAATAGATTTTTCATTGTCATCAGAAAAAACATAAACTTTTACATTACTAGGAATTTTTTTAAAGCACTCAACATAAAAAGAATCATCTATGTATCCATTTACATGATCATCTACCGATTGAGTACAAAATCTCAAATGCAATGCTGCAGTATTTAAATTCTTCTTATCAGTAATTTTAAAATTTTTCCTAACAATATCCAAACATTGCAAATCACTAAATCTAAACATATCATTAATAACAAATTTAGTATCGTAGGTACATTCCAAGTCACCTCTCCAATCTAAATTAGGAAAAGTTTCTTTTATAATATTATGGTCTCCAAAATGTCCACCTAGTAATCTATCAGAATTGTAAGAAGGTGGATATTTTTCTCCATCGTATAAATCCCAGTTTCCAAAGAAGGGGTTTTCAATATTATTTTTTTCACAAAAAGAAATAACTTCTCCCATTTGAAATAAAATATTTCCAAGACCACCATGCAGTGTGGTTGTAATATTCCAACTAGAAAAGTCTACTGGTAGTAATGGATCATTACTCAAATCAATATTAATTTTTTTAGAAATGTTTTCCCTATAATTAAAGTCACCAAAAAATTTAGGAGAATCTACAATAATAAAATTATTGGGATATTGACTTTCCCATTGAGATGCAATTGCATAGTATTCTTCCCAATATTTTTCAGTTGCTTCAAATTCATCGTGAGAACTACTTAAATTTGGAAATTGATCTACGGCATATCTATTATGTCCTATACCAAGAGATCTATCCTCAACATAGCATGGATTCCTATATCCCCAAGAAATTGCTAAAGATTTTATTGAATGATCCCTTCTTCCTTTCAAACAAAGAAATTTAATTTGAGGATTTAATTCTATAAATTCTGGAACATATTTTAGATATGAATGAGTAATATTTGTAATTGTATTATGAAGTGATACTCTTCGAAGTTTTTCTTTTTTTGTTAGAGTATCAGAATCCCATATCAATCCATCATTGCTCCAATTCTCAAAACTATTTTGATACTTAGGTCCTCCACCCTTATATTTTAATTGAGTGTGATTTTTAAAAGTTTGATATGCTCGCAAGAAACCACAGGCACCAGATCCAATAATATGAAACATTAATGCACTACTCCCTCA